TTCCTTGAATTGTATAGAGATTCCTTCACCAAAGAGGATTGGGTGTACTATCTGGACGATGATAACATCCTACATCCAAAATTCATAGAGGAATGGAACAATCTAAATTCCCTCGATTGCTCAATCGTAACGTGGGGACAAGTGGGGAGGCTACGGCCTACCGACCAACCCCGAGTCGGGAACATAGATACCGCCTGCTATATGTTTAAGCCCTATGATCTGCCCAACCTCCGCTTTGAAACGAGCTACGAGGCCGATGGCATCTTTGCAGGGGAAGCCGCAAGGCAGGGATCGCTTATCTGCGTAGATCAGCCCCTTTGTTATTACAACGCCCTAAAGTGAAATCTGTAAACTCATTGTCGGGAGGCAAGACCTCCTCTTTTATGTCGGTGCATTATCCTGCGGACATTGAGCTATTCTCCCTTGTGAGAACAACGCACCCGAAATCTTTATTCCCCGATGCGGCAATAAGGCAACAGGTATCTGACCGAATCGGCCACGAGTTTATCGGAACGCTTGAGCAGGATGAAATCATCTACACGATGCTTGACCTTGAGCAGTACATAGGTCGCAAGATTCATTGGATTAGCCCCAAGTCATTTGATGAGGTGCTTACAAAGACAAGGGGCACAAAAGCAGATGGCACAGAATATCGGCACTTGCCGAATGTAATGATGAGGTACTGCACCACCGAGCTAAAAGTAAAACCCATCACGCAATGGCTATACGAGAACACAGAGTTGCCCGTGACTATGAGGATGGGCTTCCGTGCTAACGAGCAAGGCCGAGCGCAGCGTATGCTTGAACGTCAACTTGACGGAGTAGAGTATGCGAAGGTAAAAACAGGAAGGAGCAACAACCGATTCAAATGGAGTAACGTAAAATACCGAGTGGTAGAGTTCCCATTGATAGAAGCAAACACCTACAAGGATACCATAGAGTCCTACTGGCAAGACAAGCCTGTTCGCTTCGCCTATATGAACAACTGCGTAGGATGCTTCCACCGAAACCCAATGCTATTAAAACATATGAGCGACAAAGAGCCTAACAAGTTTGATTGGTTCGTGGAGCAGGAGCAACACGGAGCGCAATGGAAAAAAGAAACAACATACGCCAAAATCAAAGACCACCAAACGCAACACACGCTTTTTGATAATGACTTTGATTCCTGCGATACGGGATATTGCGGACTATGAAAAACCATACGAAGGTTTATCTCAAAGGGATGGGCTACTCCACAACTGACTTTATCCCCTGCGAGGTATGCGGTTCCCAAGCGATAGACATCCACCATATAGAACCCCGAGGAATGGGAGGGAGCAAGATCCGGGATAATATCGAAAACCTTATGGCATTATGCAGGACTTGCCACCACGAGGCGGACTTCGGAACTAATCTAAAGAAAGACTACCTTTACGAGGTTCACAACCACCATCTATCAAAAAGAGTTATTTAGTTATGCAAAGAGCAGCAATCGGTACAATACTACCAAACCCAACCAACCCTCGCATCATTAAGGATGCAAAGTTCAAAAAATTAGTACAAAGCATTACAGAGTTCCCGGAGATGTTAGAACTCCGGCCTATTGTAGTTGACAAAAACTATGTTGTGCTTGGAGGGAATATGCGCTTAAAGGCTTGCATCGCTGCAGGGCTTAAGGAGGTACCTATCCTTGTCGCTGACAACCTATCGCAAGAACAACAAGAGGAGTTTATGATTAAGGACAATGCCTCGTTCGGAGAGTGGGACTGGGACATACTCGCAAACGAGTGGGATGCAAACAATCTAAATGATTGGGGACTTGATGTGCCATTTCTTAATGAATCATTGCAACCAATTAAGGGATCGGATCCAGAGATTGAAATAACAGAGGAGATTCTTGAGGAACACAACTACATTGTATTTACTTTTGACAATAAGCTTGACTGGCAGGTAATAAAAGAGATATTTGCTATTACCACAGTATGCAAACCTGGATTTACTGACACCTACCAACAGAAGGGCTTAGGACGTGTTCAATCTGGCACAAAACTATTAGATGTACTTAAACTGAAATGAGATACAAGGTATACATCCCAAGCAAGGGAAGGTCTGGGAAGGTAACGACTCACAATCTTTTTTTAGATTCAACAATCGTTTGCCCGGAAAGCGAGGTACATCTCTATGAAGAGCATCACGATAAGGTAATTGGAGTACCGGATGAAGTAAAAGGAATTACAAAGACTCGCAATTGGATCCTAAACAATATCACTGATGAATGGCATATACAGGTCGATGACGATGCATTGTCTTTTCATCTGTTTGAAGGTGGCAAGATGCGAAAATTCATAGATTCAGAAAAAATACACGAGATCATTGACAATCAATTTCAACTCTGCGAAGATTGGGGACTTAAAGCGTGGGGGTTCTCTTTGGCTGCTGACTATAAGTTCTACCGAGAGTATACGCCCTTCTCTACACAGGGAGTAATTGGAGCAAACATCATTGGTATCATTAAGAACGAACTGCGGTTTGATGAAAGGCTAAAAGTCAAAGAGGACTACGACTACTCAATGCAACATATCGAAAAATACAAGGGAGTGCTTAGGTGTATGAAATATGGCATCGATGTAGTGCATCTCACCAATGAGGGCGGTTGCGTTGCGTACCGAACTAAGGACACTGAAATGGAGGCATACAATGTTCTGGTTCAGAAGTGGGGCAGAAAAGTGGTCAAACTTCAGAACAACAAGAACTTCGTAAAAATGATCTCACCACGTAAAGGGGTATGACAAAAACTGACATCCATAAAAAGGCAATGCTTGATGCATTGGAGAAATCTCTGGGAGTAGTTACTTCTGCTTGTAAAAGCGTGGGCATCGCCCGACAGACTCATTATGAGTGGATGAAGGAGGATGCTGATTACAAAGCAGAAGTCGATGAACTATCAGACGTAGCGATAGACTTCGCAGAGAGCCAACTGCATAAGCAGATAAGGGAGGGCAACTCTACCGCTACTATCTTTTTTCTAAAGACTAAGGGCAAGAAAAGGGGATACATAGAGAGGCAAGAGGTAGATATCCAGACCCCGAAGCTATTTCACATAGAGGTGCTTGGCGAAGATTGAGACCAACAAGGTATATGGCCACTTAAAGCGAAGCACTAAGAAAATAGTTGTCGAGCAGGGCGGTACCCGTAGCGGAAAGACATACAACATCCTGCTATGGATCATATTCCATTACACGGATAAGAACGATGGCAAGACCATCACGATCTGCCGTAAGACGTTCCCTGCGCTCCGGGCTTCTGTTATGAGGGACTTCTTTGAAATCCTCCGGAACCACGATCTATACAATGAGATCTACCATAACAGATCGAATAGCGAGTACTACTTAAATGGCAATCTGGTGGAGTTCATCAGCCTCGACCAACCCCAGAAGATTCGAGGGCGCAAGCGCAACCTGCTTTACATTAACGAAGCCAATGAGTTGACGTATGAGGACTGGCAGCAGTTGATAATGCGAACAGAGGATCGGGCGATACTTGACTATAATCCTTCGGATGCGTTCCATTGGATTTATGATAAGGTCGTACCAAGAGACGACTGCGACTTTTTTCAAACGACCTACCTCGACAATATGTTTTTAGATCAGAGCATCAAGGATGAAATCCTACGGCTCAAGGACACGGACAATGACTACTGGCGTATCTATGGTCTGGGAGAGAGAGGTATGAGTAGAGCTACGATATTCCAGTACGGGCAGTCGGAGATCCCAACAGATGCAAAGCTTCTATCGTATGGGATGGACTTCGGGTTTACAAATGACCCCACGGCTCTCGTTGCGGTATATGAATCAAATGGAAGCTTTTACTTTGATGAACTGCTTTACCGCACGGGGATGACTAATAACGATATCGCAAACATCCTAACCTCGATCGGTATCGACAGGAGAACCGAGGTATATGCTGACTCGGCAGAGCCTAAGTCAATCGAGGAACTATATCGGAGGGGATACAATGTAAAGCCCACGACTAAGGGGCCGGATTCGGTGAACGCAGGAATCGATATAATGAAACGATATAAGCTATTCATCACTCCCCGGAGCATCAATCTGGAGAAGGAGATGCGTAACTACAAATGGACTGAGGATAAGAACGGCAACCTCCTTAATAAACCAATCGATGCTTTTAACCACGCCATCGATGCTGCGAGGTATGCTATATTTAGCAAGAAAAATAACCCTAACTTTGGCAGATATTCTGTACGATGATATACGTAGCCGGTCAACCGGGTGGAGTTTACTACCACCGCCTCCAGATACCATACGAGGACTTGCTGATGCGAGGATACCTCGTGAAGTTTGGAACCATCCAAGAACTCGATAAGTACAAGGGGGCAATCACGCATCTCGTTGTCAACCGAGGGCTGAGTACCACGAATCACAAGGCGTTCCGGTATATGCTGGATCAGAACAACATCAAGCTGATACTTGACTTAGATGACTGGTGGATGCTACCGAGGCATCACGCCAACCATAGCAACCAAAAGACGCAGGACATCCTAACGACTATTAAGATAGCGGATGAAGTGCATACGACTAACGAATACCTTGCGAGCAAGATCCAAAAAGAAAACCCTTACATACCTATCTGGGTTCTGCCGAATGCGATAGACCCACGCAGATCTCAATGGGAGAACATAGAGAAGGTCGAGGGCTTTAACGTAGGATATATGGGTGCATTGCATCACGATGAAGACTTGGCGTATAACCGCATCAATTTAGAGGGGCTTAATGCTTACACCATTGAGTACTATAAAGAGTCGCTAAGAGCCTCTAATGCGTTTGAGGGGGCTGACTACACGAAGTATGGGGAGTTGTATAAGAACATCCACGTCAGTATCGCCCCACTTTCACCGAGTGCCTTTAACAGATGCAAGTCAAACCTAAAGGCTATCGAGGCTGGGTTTACTAAGACGTGCATCATAGCTCAAGATATGCATCCATATACCCCGCTTTTGAATAAGAGCAATGCGATCCTATGCAAAGGGCCGGGGCATTGGGAAGAGGAACTGCGGAACCTCGACCCTCAAAGATGCGCTGACCTTGCGGAGAGGCTCTATGAGGATGTACAATTCTACCATATTACCAATATCAACGACACACGCCAGCAATGCTTCGCACAATAAAAGTACCCACGATCTGGGCTGACCTCAGCCTAAAGGACTTCCAGAGGTTTATGGGGGCTAACCCCACGGATGAAACTGCCGAGGACTTGGCGCTCTCTATATTCTGTGGCATCGATAAGGATGAGCAGGACTCGTTCCCGGTAAAAGAACTCGAGGATATCAAGACAATAATTGCTGGGGTATTCACGGAGAACCCACCCCTGCATCGGTTCGTGCATATCGATGGGGTAAAGTATGGCTTCCACCCTAAGCTGGAGGACATATCGCTCGGGGAGTTCGTGGATCTTGAAGAGTATATGAAGGAGCCTATCAAGAATGCTCAGAAGTGGATGGGGGTGCTATACCGCCCCGTGATTAAGGAGGCATACGGAAGGCACGAGATAGAGAAATACCATCCGGATAAGCACGATGGATCAGCATTCGAGGCCATCACGATGGACGTAGTGCAGGGTGCGCTGCTTTTTTTTTATCGTTTAGAACTCGGACTGCAGATGTCTTCGCTGACTTATTTGAAGCAAGTG